CGATTGTGAACGTCTCATCCATGTTGTAGAGAGTTCCTGGAATCTGTTTCATATCCTTATCTGGTGAGCAGATAATGCAGTCTTCATTCGAAGTTGCATATACGCCCATGGCGTCATCAGCCTCCAGTGTTGGCATACGAATGACTTTGTAGTCATCGTGTAGTTTGTGAATTACTCGTGTGTATCCGCAGGGCTTTTTTCGATTACGATGTCCCTTGTACGCCGGATCAACCAGCTTCCTAAAATTACTGCTGTCACTGAAAAACAAAATGACAGAAGCATTAAAGAATGCTGATTTGATTTTATCGAGATCTCTAATAGTGTTTGCATAGGCTTCAGAGAAACGAGAGCCGACCATGATTACGTCGTTACCCCAGTCGATGTCGTACTCAGCTGCAGCACATGCTTTGTAGACGATATAGTCAGCGTCAATAAGTAATGTTGTCATTTACCTTGGCCTCGGCTCATCTTCCTATCACCTTTAGGTTTAGAAAGACGACCTTGACCTTGGCGAGTAGTTTTTTTAGTGGACTTGATTTCAGTCTTCTGCTTTTTTCCGTAGAGCATTAGTGGGTTTCACTCCAGTTTTTTCCAGTGGTGGCTTCTGCATCAATCCTGCAGCGGATGTTGTAGTACTCTCCAGCTTCTGTAGCTGCAAGTACCAAGGATGAACAAAGGTCTTTTGCATGTTGTGGATCTACTTCAAATTGAAGTTCGTCGTGTACGAACGCAAGTTGAGAGCAGCACAATTGCAACTCTTTTATGTGTTCTTGGTTTATAGTCATCCACCTCTTAGCGACTACCCCAGCTCCTGACTGGAGTAGGTAGTTCAAGGCTTTGTGAGGCGAATCAAGCGCAATTTTTCTACCGTCGATAGACTTGATGAACCCTCTGTCTGCAGCTTTATTAACAGCGGCAATGAGATCACCAAGTCCGTCAACCGCTGAAACATATGCGCTACGGATTTCTTTTCCCTTTCGCTTGGCATGGGTCGATGATAACTGCGGGTCGAATGAATGACCAATCTTCTCGTCACCTGCACCATAGAGAAATGCGTAAGTGACGGTCTTAACTTGCTTACGGCTAATCCCAATCTTATCGGCATTTACCTGATGAATATCTCCATTAAGGAGGATCTCGGCATATCGTCCGCCGTCGAATCTCGCAAGATAGTGAGATAACATCCGAAGCTCAATCCCACTAAGATCAGCGCCGACCATAGTGAGACCTGGACTTGGGATAAAAAGTTCTCTAAATCTTTTGTCGCTTGGCACTTGTGCAAGATTCGGCGACCTATGGGCACATCGATGCGTGGAGGTTGCGACTGAGCAATGATGATGGATTCGTCCTTCATTCGTAACAAGCTTCAGCCAACCGTTCGTGCCGTTCGACAGCATCCCAAGCATTTTCGTTACCGTCAAACATCTCGCAAACTGAGTAGAAATCTCCGATCCAATCTCGGTCAGAATAACTTCGTCTACGACCGGCTTCCCAGTAGTCGTCTTCTGCTTTGGCTTCCAGCCATAGAATGTTGTTAATATCCATGCAATGTGATCTCTAGAAGTACAGTTAGTTTCTTTCAGTCGAGTAAAGGGTGCACCCTCAACATATCCTTGCGTGCGGTTATTTCGTTTAGGAGTGAATTCTGCTCCTGCGACGTAAGGGTGTTTCCTGAGTAGTGCTCCTTCAATCTGTCGTAACTCTTCGCGGAGAGTAGATGCAAATTGCCATGCAGCATCTGAATCAAACGTCCATCCATGAATTTCTTGATTAGTAAGTATTTGAGCAACCTCGTGCTCTAACGTGACCCATTCAGGTAGGGTTGAAAATGATTCCAAAGTTTGGTGGTAACGTGAACATCTTGTATGCAATAATCTTCCATTTCTTGGCTCCAACTCTTCCAATCAGTGTCTTTGCCGAATGAACCTTTAAATTCACCTAACCTGTATCCGTATGATTCAAGAGAATGTCTGCCATACATCTGTAGTGGCATGTTTTTCCAGTTATGTTTTTTATCCAGACGTATCATGTCCGGATGGTATAAACGACTGAGAATAAGAGTGTCAACCACGATCCCAGGACCATCAAACCAAGGATAAAGTTTGTGGATAACAGGACAGTCGTAACCAATAATGTTATGACCAATAATGCAATCAGCATCCTGGAGTCGTTGTATCCCTCGTACAACAGGTTCTTGATTACCTTCGTCGTTGTACGAAACCGTTTCATTAGTTTCGAGGTCATGGATAGCCAGACAGTGGATGGTATTAACATCTTTGAGTAATCCGTTAGTTTCTAGATCAAAGATCAGACTCACTTCTGTTTCCATACGTAGGTCTTATCAACGAACTGTGCTCGTTTGATCATCTCCTCTGTAGGTGGATTAGGTTTTTTAAAAGTCTGCTGCTGGGTCGAAGTCTTCATCTGGTTCTGTTTCATCGAATTTGCAAGTTTCTAAGTTATACGTGAGCGTACAAGCTACTCCAGTTTCGCCTGAATAACGATTTTTAAGGACTCGCACAGTCGTAGCACCTCCATCTTTGTTGGATTGTTGATCTCGTTCCAATCCAATGACCGAGTCGCTGAGTTGAGCGATTGCAGCAGATCCGCGCAGTTGTCCGAGCGTGACTCGTGCTCCCTCTTCATGGTTTTTATCTCCAGTAGATCGCCTCAAATGTGAGACAAGGAATAAAGAAATACCTGTACGTTCAACCAATGACCGCAGACGTGTCATTGTGTTATCAATCATTCGTCGTTCGTCTCCATCGAGTCCACTAAGGAGGATGGAGAGGTGATCCAAGAAAATGATTTTACAGTCGAGACCTTGTGCCAGGTACTCAATCCGATTATAAATAACATCAGGATCGTAGGAGCCGAAACCGTCAAACAAATACAGGTCCCAATTAACCATCGTAGCGTCGAAGGCTTCAGTAAGTTCATCGTGGGAATGTTCTCCTAGATGTAAGGGTTTACCTACTGCTGATGACATCAGCCCTAAGGCTGTTCGTCGATTGGACTCCTCAAGAGCCAAGTAACCGACCCGTTCTCCGCTCTGGAGAAGAGAACATGCAAGTTCCCGACAGAAGCTTGACTTGCCAATGCCAGAGCCTGCAGTGATTGTCGTAAGTTCTCCGTATCGGATACCGTGTAGTTTGTGCTGTAGTCCCTGAAACGGGTAATCATGATCAGATGGTGGTTGTGGTGTAGTTACAAGTTCAAGTAGTGATCGACCGTCTACGATTCCATCAGGTCTGTAAGACTTCGCACTCCAATAAGCAGCTTCAATAGCCTTGTAATCATTCGCCTGTAAGGCGTCTGAGGCGTCCTTGTAAGCGTCTAGAGAGGCGATGAAAACCTTGCCAGGTGGCAAAGCATTGGCAGCGTCCTTGACAGCCTTCTGACCGGCTTCGTCGTTATCAAAGAACAAGATGATCTTCTCAAACTGTTGAAGCCATTCATAGTTAGTCTTCATTGCTTTCTTGGCCGCGGCTGCTCCACTTGGGAGTGACACAGCTGGAAAGTCTCCTAGTGCTTCACATACAGAAGCAGCGTCAAGCTCACCCTCTGTAATGACAACGCTCTTCTCCTTACTGTTACGGAAGAAGAGGTGTTGACCAAAGAAGGAACCGTCAGACTCACCTTCATACGTGAAGACTTTGTTCTTTGTCCTTACCTTTGACCCAACGGGAACACCGTTTGAGTCGTGGTAATACATTCGCAGGATATCTCCATCTTTGTAGATCTTGTACTTCTCACAAGTCTTTTCGGAGATATTGCGTTTCTGCAGCCTTTGAGCTGAGCCTTTGTAACTCATGCGAGTTGTTGTCGATTGTGAATAGTTAGTGGCTCCTGGTGTCCATTGGTGACATACGAAACAAAAGGTGTGACCATCCGTATAGACAGCTAGTCCATCGGATGATCCACATGCCAAACACGCTTCGTGTCTTAGAAACTCAGACGAGCCAGTCGAGTGGGATGTTTGCAAAACTCGTCCAAGGTATGTCGTGTTTCTCGCACCATTGTGCGTACGTTGTTTTTGATTTTTTACTGATCTTATTAAAGGGTGATTGAAACACCATCCTTAGATCAATCTCTGGATGCTGCTGTTTGACGGCTTTAATCTTACGACGATCCTCCGCCTCCCAGTACCCTTTGCACTCAAGATAAACACCATTAGGGAGAAGAAAATCAGGAGTGTAGTTATGTTGAATTTGATAAGGGACCTTGGTCGATTCATACTCATACTTCACTCCCAACTCAACCATAAGATCAGCGACTTTCTCCTCAAGTCCTGATCGGAATGCCATTAATCCTCCAGAGCTTGTTCAATCAGCTCATCAACGATTTCATTTACAGCACGTTGCATTTCATAGCGGAAGTCATCACGAGACTTTTTCCACTTAGTGACACTAATAGGAGGGAGAGTAACGGTCATATCGCACCGGTAAAGACCAAGTGCATCGTCTTTAATAATTGTTTTTTCGACCATCAGAAGTCATCCTCCGCATCAACAGCAGGGGTTACATTTGGTTCGGAAGTTTTATATCCTTTCGTGTTTCCGAAAAGCTCCGCGACTTCCTCGCTGCTGAGGTCCCCTGAGTCGGTTCCCGCAGAAGAAGAAAGAGACACAACTTGCACACCCACAAGTTTAAGTGAAGTGCCGTAAGTAACGCCATCCTTGAGAATGTATGGCTTCTGATAGAACGCGACCTTGACTTTTGACCCAGAGTATAGAGGTGTTGATTCGTCTGTAATTGGAGTTCCTTCAGTGTCAACAATAGGTGGCTTGGTCTCCTCGTTATAGGAGAATTTAACTTTGTATTGTCCATCAGCTACCTCCTCCCATGGTTCAGGCTTAAGTGTTGAACGCTTAGGGTTTTTCAGTTTTGATTCAGCCCACTTCAAATTCTCAACACGATCAGCCTCAAGGGCATCAATCATTGCTGCGGGAAGAGTGGTTGCAAGTGAATAGCCAAACTTGCTTGGCTTCATCACAGCTTGGAATCCTTCAAGGACAACAGGCTGTTCAGTCTTATGGATGGTACGTGCCATACGTTAGTGGATAATTAACAGAAAAAATAAGTTGATTCAATCACGGACTCTGGTGTCAGATCCCCAATGATCGGTGGTGGTGTTTCAGCACCTATTTGTTCAGCCCATGTTTCCAAGTAGGAGTTTTCGGCAAACAAGTGCATGTAAGTTTCACGCACGATTCGTGAAAGAGTGCCCATGTCAGTAGCACGACATAGAACCGAATCGTGTATGAGGGATATCGGAGCGTCGAAGCGTAGTGCAGAAAGGTGGAGCAGGCTTGCATCTAATGAATGGATAAGATTCGGTGCAGTTGCGTTCTTGTGATGCAATAGATCAACCTTGTCACTATCTTCAGTAGCAACACGGATATCAACTCGACCAAGTAATTGAAGAGACACTCGTTCAAACAACTTCTTGTTTAACTTCTGAGTGACAACAAAACCTGACGGTGTTGTCCATTTAAGCTTTGCAGCTCCACGCTTAATAGCTTTAGCTACCTCGGCTTCGATCCATTTCATCGCCGCCATAGGACCCGGTACAACCTCATCCATGGCATCCCTGACAGCATTGACAGTTGCAGTCAGATCATCTTTTTCAACTTCAACACCTTTTTCTCTCAATGCATCACGGATATAACCGCGATTGCTATGAGGTTTAGCGTTGTAAGGGACCGTCATAACTACTCGCTTGACGGTTTTCCTGTCCATGTAAGGTTGGATACTTACAGGGACGTTTGGTTTAGCGTGCTCGGCGACGACGGCATAAGCATCTGCGGGTCTTTCTCCTGGCAGGACATTGACAAGACTTGCAGTTCTTGCATCTCGGCATAATCCGGCGAGTATCTGTAGACCACTGCAGGTGGCATCAGTTGCAACTGGCAGAGAAGTAAAGTTTCGATCACAGGTAATTACACAGTGGTGGTATTCGTCACAAGCTGCTAGGAATTGCCATGGTTCATCAGCTGCTTCCCATAAGGAAAGGTTGCCAATAGGATCTAGTGCGACAGCAGAAATCACCTCATCGTTCTCAGCTACCCATTGCAAACGCTCATGCATAGGAGCTTTATCTAGACCATAAGTTGTTGCTACTTGAAACGCTAGCCATTCCTCAGCATCTGGAGTCATGTACGACTCCTCACTGAACTTAAGTAATGACTTACCAAAGTCAGTGTCTTGTGGTGTTAGGAAAGCAGGGATGGGATAAGCTCGGCCCCTATAATCGAAGCTCCATGGAATGAAGAATTCCTTCTTATCTTTAAACAACTTAGCTGCTTCCATTGTCATGCGTGTTCTACATGACTTCTTAAAAGACGCTGCGTTGAGGTTCATTACCTCAGCAGCATCACGCCTGTATTGTTTACGAGAATCATAGTTCTCTGCAATATCAGGAGGCTTGTTTGGTAGAGGTATCTCTACAATAGGGACAAACTTACCAACTTTGTAACCTTTCTTCATAAGAGTCTCAGC